TTTCATTGCGCAGAGACTCGACGTTCAGGTTGAGGTGCATCAGCCACTGCTTGAGGAAGGGTGCAGCTACGGGCGCCGTGAGCAGAGCGAAGATGTGCGCACGCAGGCCGTTGTTGCCGTCGATCCCCATGGATGCGCTGTACTGCACAATGTATGACACGTCGGCACAGCCGATGGCGTGCATGAATTCGTCGGGAGTTTTGTAAGACTCAATACCATCGAGGTCGAAGCACACCCATTGCGTTTTGGTTTCAGCGTCCGTGCTACCAGCACGGGATTCTTTCTTGAGTTCTCGCTTCAGCTCGCCCTTGAGCAGACACTGACCTTGCGATGCCGCATGTTGAATCAGGTCGTGAAATTGCTGAAGGGTAGTAATCTCGTAGGTGTTGCTGGTGAACAGGTATGCGTTCGGGTACGGAGACTTCTCGATGTGGCCGTCTACAAGGTTGAAGGTCTTTACGAGGGGGTAATCCGCGCCGAGGAAAGTGATCTGCATTTTTTGTTGATCTCCACGGTTCGGTAGGTGAGCTGCTAGCGTAACACGATTGAGTCAGTCTGAGGAAGAGGGAAGGAGAGTTCGGAGCTCGCCGCACGTCGAGCGGTGAGGGCAGGTTTTGGAACAACGAGCGTCAAATTATGACGGGTGGATCGGAACAGGAATGGAACATTTGTTCCAATCTGTTCCAAAACTGGGGGTGTTTTGTTCAGGTTGAATCAGTCTGAATTATATATTACAATCACCTCTGAAATGAGCGTTTATAACCACGATGTACGGAAGCAGTGTTTTTGAGTGGTTTTGGAACAGGATCGGAACGGCTCAGAAGCCTTTATTCTCAAGGGTTGTACCAATGTTCAGTTCTATTCTCTTAAAAGCTAAGATAAGTATATAAGTAGAAGAAGAAGAAAAGGTAAATTATATATTTGTAAAGGAATAGGAAAGGCCCAATTTTGGAACACTTCCACATATATACTTTTTAATAATTGTTGCGAGGAGTTGAACAGATGACCGCTGAAGAACGCATCCAAGCTGACCTCGAAGTTCATCGTGCGAGGCTGAAGGAGCAAGCCGCGAAGGCTGCATATTTCTCAAGCCTGTCTGGCTTCGAGCCACCTGTACCTGATCTTGGAGAGCGGCAGGTATGGCCGTTCAAGGACATGGAAGTCGGAGATGAAGAATCGTACGACGGTGTGTGGGCTAAGCGCGCTCGTGCGGCTGCCCATACATACGCGAGCAAGACGGGCTGGAAATTCAAGACGTACTCTGCGGATGACACGTTGTACATCAAGCGTATTAAATAGTCCCGCTTACTCTTATACGGGGTTCTACTCGCCCGTTGTCCCCGCGATCAACGCGTGCCCATGATGGCGCATTCGTGAAGACGGGCAGTCGGTAGACAGCAGCGCGTTTTGCGAGTCGGCGCAGACTCCAAAAAACCACGGTTGCCCATGGGCTTTTGGGGTCCGGCTCGTGACATGAAAAAAGGCCCCCAGCCTTTCGGCCGGGGGTAAGTCCCTTGGAGCGAGTTAAGCGGCGAGCTTGGCCTGAAGTTCAGCCAGCTTCTTCTCGGCGTCCGACTCACCGACGAACTTCTTGAATTCGTTGATGGCGAGGCCGATCAGGATGATGTTGGTCGGTGCGTCTGCATCGTACGAGCGACGCGTGATCTGCTGAGCCTTGGCTTCCAGCAGTTTGGGCAAGATGCGCTTACACATGCGTGAGCCGAAGTCCCAACCGAGAGCATCGAAGGCGGCGTTGCCGTCGTCTTCATCCGAAGCCATCGGTTCCTTGTCGTTCAGCTTGTCGAGCATCAGGAACTTGAATTCCTTCTTGAAGTCCTGATCGTCTTCGAAGCGCTTCTTGTCCGCGGCTTCCAGTTCTTCAGCCGTGACCGCGCCGGTTTCCACCAGCGCTTTGTCTGTTTCAGCGGCCGCACGGTTTTCAGTGCTCCACTCGCGAGCGAGTTGGCGGGCGAGGCTTTCCTCGAAGCTGAAGTCGGGCATGTTGTCGCCGCGCGGCAACTTAGCCTGAGCAGCGTTGAACGTAGCCAACAGCGGAGCGCGCAAGGTCATGAGCGCGCTAAGGCGGTCGATGTTTACCTTTACCGGTTCGCCTTCGCGATCCAGTTCGTCCTTTGTGAATTCACCGGTAGCGATTTCACCGGTGCCGGCGTCCACGAAGTTGGCAGTGTCCATTTCACGCTGGCGCAACTCATTCAAGAGTTCGTTGTAGCGGTCGATGGAGATTGCAGAGCGGATGCCCTGCTTCTCGGCGGCTTGCAGGTTGTGCAGGTCGTTGGCGACTTCGCGAGCAGCCATGTTCAGCGCAGAAGCGTTGAGGGTGCCGAGGATTTGATACAGCACGGAGACTTGAGTGTAGGTCGGCAGGCAGTTGATGATAGATACGAATTTCATGGTGATACTCCTTGATCAGTGTGCGAATTGGATGTCGTTTAGAATGAGTTGGTGCTCGATGAAAGTGTGCACATCGCTGTAACCACAATCGAGCGCGAGCTGCTCAAGCTCAATGATAAGTTCGAGCGGGTCAGTTCCTCCTATTGCGTTGGTAAAAATCGCGAAGCGTTGTTCTTCGCTCATATCCTCAATGCTGATCTCTCGTTCAGCCATGATTCATTGCACTCCTAGGAAATAAAAAAGCCCAGCCGAGTTATCCCCGGCTGGGCGGTTGCGTTGTTTACCGACAATCGCTATCGGTTACGTGTGCACGATCACGTTGTATCGCAGGCGTATGTACGCAAGGCCAGTGCTAGTCTGTGCGGCAGCTTCTCGATCTCGAGCATCGGTGCGGCGGGACTGTAAAGCGACATGGCGTTAGCTGCTATGTGTGCGGTTGGATCAGGGGTTATGGGTGAGGTACCTAATATCTCATGGTGGGCTCCTAGTAATTGATTGTCGCTGCGGAACACGTTCTAGATCGCGATTGCTATGCAATCGCTTGGCTCATCAGTTCATCCGCGACGAGCAACGCGCTACTGACAGTGCGCTGGCTTGTCGGGTCTATCTCTCCGCTACGCATGACTTGCATTACTACGTCGGCGTTGCTGTTAGCGAGTAGTTGGGCAGCGAGCTGCATACGCATCATTGCTTGCATCTGCTTGTTGCCGAACATGGCCTCCATGCTGGCGTCCATCACTTCAGCGAGTTCTTGTTTGTCGAGATCAGTTGCCATGATGTATTCCTTAGAGTTGTGAGGGGTCGTATTTGAGAAGGCCGTTGTAGTAACGGCCATCGTGTATGTAACCGGATAACATCCGCACAAGCGGAACTGTTGCAAAACTGACTAATGACGCTGTAATAGCCGTCATTGAACCGGTGACACTGCCGTAGTGCACCGCTAGGTTGAGCCCGAAGGCGATAGCGTGGATCAATCCCACGCCGCTCGAAGAACCTAGTATGCGGAGCCGAGTCCGAGGTCTGATCTTCATCAGCACGATGAACTCGAACACCGCAGTAATGGCCGCGAAGACCAAGACTGCTTCAACGATGTTCATGCTTTCTCCTTCACGCGCATCAGCGCTTTGAGTGTTTCGTTCGAAGCGCGAAGTGCCTCGCACTCCGCAACAAGTTTGGCGTTGAGCGCAACGACGAATTCAAGTTTGTCCGTCGCCGCACGAAGCTCGTCGCGCATCGTGTCGTGTGCGTCGCACATCGCACTCAACGCGGCAGCTAATATCTCGGATGATGGCGTCATACAGCACTCCCCATACAGAAACGCAGACAAACAACAGCCCGAGCAGAAGCCCGGTGCTGTTGGCGGGGTCACAGACAAACTCTACGAGGGCGCGAAACATTTGATGTTCCCCTCGAGGCGATAGCGACGGCCGTACTTGTCGGTCAGCGGATAGTGCGAGGCGCTGAACGCGGTGCCACCAGCACGAAGCGTGTTGATAAGCACACGCTGTTCGCCGATCTTCGCACGAAGCGTGTCGATCTGTGCGAGCAGGACGGAGTTCTCCGAACGGAGAGCGACGAGTTCAGCGGCCATTTGAGCTTTGGTTGTCATTTTTATACTCCTAGGAAGGTTGCAATCTTATGCCCGAGCGTTGCGCCCGTAGCGACGATGGCGATGGAAAGCAGGATCATGGTCTTGCCCCTTGGTTTTATACGCGCGAAGGATGGGGAGCGTTGCTCCCCCTCCCCAATCACTTCTTGGCAGTCGCGGGCTTGCGAGCAGCAGGCTTGCGAGCGCGAGTCGGCTTCTCGGCAGCCGTGAAGAAACCCTTCACAAAGTCCGTCACGCAGCCAACTGCGTTCTTCGTACGGAGTGCAGCCTTCTTGGCAGCAGCGTTAGTAGCCTTGCGAGCGGCGACACCGGCGTTGTAGGTAGTGGTGGACATGATGTACTCCTTAGTTCATTGATGGCGACATTGCCACAATTCGTTCTAGGTCCGTCGCGCTACGCGCGACGAGGGTCTACGCGGAAAACGTCGAGGGCCGAGCGGCGAACTTCGAGCGAGGAACTACGAGGGGCGAACTTCGAATTCCGAAACCCGAAGTGCCCCCGCCGTTTGCCGGACCCCGGGGGGAGGGGGCCCACGACCGGACTTACAAAAAATTTGCAAAAATTTTTTCCTTAGGTTGTTATGCCATCGGCATGCAAAGCACGGCGCTCGTAGTACGAAGAACAAGGTGGCCGGTTCGTAGTACGGAGAACAAGGTGGTCAGTACCGCGCTCGAAGCTATTCACGTTTCTATTCACCGCACGTCGTACGTCGAGCAGATTCAAGGGGTTGTTAGCAGCCGCATCTATTCAAGCGGCGGAATTTTTCCTATACTCTGAGAATCTCCGACTCACTCTACACCTATGCCCGCCCCCAAGAAGAAAGAAACGCGCAACCGGTCCTCGCTACTCACGGAGAAGCAGGAGAAGTACGTAGAGGCGCGGGCCAGCGGCCTACAGGTGAAGGACTCCATGGTCGCAGCGGGTATGAAACCGCACGACGGCACAGGAAACGCGCTCGAGAAGCACCCCGGCATCAAGTCGATGCTCAAGGCAGAGCAGCGGAAGAACGCTTACATGCTCGGGCTGACCCGAGAAGATGTGCTCAAGGGCATGATGGAAGCCATCGACGACGCGAAGATTCTGTCAGACCCCCTCACACAGATCGCCGGCTGGCGCGAAGTGGCGAAAATCTGCGGCTTCTACGCCCCGGATGTGAAGAAGGTCGAGATCAGCGGCTCTGGCAAGGCGGTTATCGACAAGATGCGCCAGTTGAGCGACGCCGAGCTGCTCCAGATCGCCGAGGGCGAGGTCATCGACGTGGAATTCGACGAGGTGAAGCACTAATGCCGGTACGCAAGAACGTGCTTACGAAAGAGCAGGTCGAAAAGGACGGCTTTGTAGAGGGCGAAGACTTCTACATCAACCACAGCGGACTGATTCTGTCGCTGAAACCCAACGAACCGCGCTTGTGTAAGCACTGCGGCAACGAAAACGCTCAGTTCTACAGCTACCTTCACACGAAATGCCGCACTTGCCAGCGCCGTGAGCGCAAAGGCATCGTCGCCGGTAGCGCGAAGGCGATCCAACTGGATGCAGACAAGGCCATCGACAAGGGAGTACCGCCGGAAGAGGCTCGGCGACAGGCCGTAGCGCTGCACCAGAAGCTGCTGGCGAGCCGGATTCTTGCCCGGAGGCGGCTCTTGCAGTTCATCCGGATGTTCCACCCCGGTTATCAGGCCGGGTGGGTGCATGAGGACATCTGCCGGCGCCTCGAGCGCTTCCTACAGGCCGTGGCGGAGAAGAAAAGCCCCCGGATGCTGCTGTTCTGCCCGCCTCGTTTGGGGAAGAGCCTGATTGCCAGCCAGTATTTCCCTGCGTGGATGCTGGGTCAGCACCCGGAGTTCGAGATTATCGCGTCGAGCTACAACATCAGCCTGCCCACTGGCTTCAGCCGGCGCATCCGTGAGCTGGTCCGCGACCCGGAATTCGGGGCAATCTTCCCGGACTGTAAGCTCAGCGAGGAAAGTCAGGCGGTGGAGAGTTGGCGTACCACGTCCGGAGGCGGATATACAGCGGCCGGGGTGGGTACCGGCATTACAGGCAAGGGGTGTCACGTACTCATCGTCGACGACCCGGTGAAGGATCAGGAAGCAGCGGACTCGGCGAACATCCGTGAAGCCACGTGGGAGTGGTATCTGTCCACGGCCTACACCCGTATCGCTCCGGGCGGCGGAGTGCTGGGTATCCAGACGCGGTGGAACGACGACGACTGGTCCGGCCGGATCATCATGGCTATGGATACGGGGGAGGGTGAGCAGTTCGAGGTGGTCAGCTACCCGGCGATCAACGAGCTGGGCGACGAGTACCTGCTGGAAGACGACACTATCGTGCAGGTGCCCGACGGCACGGACCCGCCTATCGGCGCTACGCTGCTGCGTACGAAGGGCAGCGCGCTGCACCCTGACCGCTACGACATAGCCCACCTCCACCGGATCAAGAAGAACTTCACTGCTGCCGGGAACGTGCGGATGTGGTCCGCCCTGTACCAGCAGAACCCTGTACCGGAAGAGGGCGCGTTCTTCCGTCGGGACATGTTCAAGTACATCAGCTACCTGCCGGACGTGACGGGTATGCACGTCTATCAGGCGTGGGACTTCTCCATCACGGAGAAGGAGACGAGTGACTGGATCGTCGGCTACTGTTTGGCACAGGACGAGTTCGACAACGTGTACGAGCTCGACATGGTCCGCTTCAAGAGCGACGAGAACGCTTTTACCATCGCTGACGCGATCATCGCCTTCCACCAGAAGTGGAACGCATGGATCGTAGGCTTCGAGGACGGCCAGATTTGGAAATCTATCAAGGCCGTCGTGCTGCGTAGAGCGGAGGAAAAACGTGTCGCTCTGAACTACGAGGTGCTCACTCCGCTGACGGACAAGCTGGTGCGGGCGGGCCCGCTCCGTGGCCGGATGCAGATGGGGAAGATGTACTTCCAGCAGAACGCACACTTCCGGCAGGTCGTGGACAACGAGCTGTTGCGCTTCCCCGGCGGGAAGCACGACGACATCGTCGACGCGGCGGCATGGGCCACGCGCTTGGTTCTGGCACACCAGCCGCCCAGCACGAAGAAGCCCAAGCCTATGAAGAGCTGGAAGGACAAGCTGCTCCGGGCTGGCCGGGGCGAGACACACATGGCGGCGTGATATGGGTCTGAAGATCATCGCGAAGTGCGCGAAATTGTTCATGCGTGAGAACATCGCGCTGGCCGCACAGGCTATCCGGAAGAAATGGAAGACTATACCGTCGATGTTTGGCGGGCAGATTTACGTAAAAGGGCAGCAGGCGCTGATCGACGAGCCCGCCTTACGCGGGTACGGTATCGCGAATATCCCCGAGGGCTTGGTCCCCACGTTCCACTATTCTGACGAACGCTATTTGTGGATCGGGAATGCTGATTCAACATCGCTGGTGATCCTAGAATATGAAGAAGACCCTGCTGCTCTAGGTAGCTATACACGGAAGCCGAAAAAAACTCCCGTTTTTACGACGGTTTCCGTAACGGCGAACATCTACCGTATGCGGCTGCTAGATAAACCGGCGGCGCTTTTTGTTACGTCCGACGGGGTAGTCCACCGGCTCACTACGACGGTACAGGACGGTTTCGCGCATGAGCGCGCGCCACAAGCACTGACGGGGTACTACGACCAGAACGGGGATTATGTCGAGCCCACACCCCCGTCTTCACTAGCTCCGTTCGACACAAAAACCTACTTAGCAGCGACAGATACGGCGGTTTGTTGTTTGCGCTTGGACATCTACAGTGACGGCGAGACGGTATCTACGCCATGGTCTTCGGGCGCCGTCGTGTACGAGGCGGTTGCTAGTTTCAGTCGGGCCGACGCTAACGGGGTAGAGACACGGTACGTGACCCCGCTCACGCGGGGTATAACAGTGTTCATCGGTACCCTCTACATCATGTACGATTTCTTTGCTTACAACGCCTCGCTTGTAGCCATACCGCTAGCATCTGGCACGGAAACGTCCCCCCGCCGCATAACAGATATATATAACGGGCGTATAGACCCGGTAACACTGCGTTATACAGAGCTCTCTCCAGCGTTAGGTATACAAGACTATATAACCGTCTTGTCAGGGCTCGGTGGGACGATGTTCCTCTGGTATAACTCCAACGACTCTGGTGCGAGCGGTTCAGGCACCTTGTATGGTGTATCCAACGGCGCCCCGGCAGTGATTGATACCGCCGCCGGTATGGCGGCATTGGCCGGGGGATCGGTCTGTGCGTACGCAGACTTTAACGCCTCGGCCGGTGTACTTTATCGTACCCACGCAGGTACGGTGTTATCTACGGTCGTGAACACCCCCTCAGGCATCACACATGTACGTATGATAGGGACGCCTACCGGGCAAAGCCTGTTTGTCGACGCCAATAACGACCGTATACTCGCTGCGTACGGAGTCACGCTAGATAGATACGATGTTTTGGTCGGCAGGCCTATTCATACAGTGCCCTACATATGGTCCGTATCGCTAGTGGGTACTAGAACAGCGCTTTTTTATAGCGGTGGCGGACAAGGACTGTTTTCAGTAGACGGAGGGGTTGCGTGGACGGCCGTAGATAGCGTTTACCACGAACTGAATAACGCCTCTTCGGCTCTATCGTGCGGGGCCGCATCATACGAAGGGTTCGACCTCATAGCGTATTCATACAGCAGCCATCCAAATATGCGGGCACGCACGTTGTTTTATCGTGACTCCGTGCTTGTAGGGCAGCGAGACCGCGTCATAGACCTGTCTAATCCGTATGGCTGGCCTGTAAGTCTTTCGTTTAGTTATGGACTGGTGTTTGAGACCGGGAGCACTTATATAGCCGGCGTGAAGCATATGGCGACATCACCGTCCGGAAGCAAGCTATACAGAGTGGAGTGCGATGAGTGGAAGTATGTATTGGTTCATACGGACGGTACGTGGGGGCTGTTCTCTCTACCGCCAGAGCTTCAGTACGCCGCCGAGTTGCGCATGTTTAGCGACACAGTGGTATATGGGCTCGTGGCGACAACTACGGGGCCTATTAAACAGTATTTAGTCGAGTGGTATAACGGGACAGTCCGGACTTTTCCGCCCGGGGGGGTTTGCAACCTCAGCGCGGACGGAGCCGGAATGGCGTATGTGCACTATCGCTCCGTCGGCGCTCCGTCATTTTTATCTATATTCAAGGGCGGCACGGAGTTGTATAGGGGGGCTGAGTCAGCCACTGGCGCCACGGAAAACTATATTTCGGCTGTTGTTACTCCGGAAACGGCGATTGTCGAAGACTACATAGGGGTGTATGGAGAGGACGGGTTTTCAGAGATACGTGCTACGCATACCGTTTATGGCGACGGGGAGTCGTATCGTCTGCAACTGCCCGCAGGGCTCGTGCTATACGATATACAACAGGTCGTCAAAGCCTCCGCAGCTATGACGGTGCTGAAGACCCGCCGGCGCACCGACGGCGCATTTACGCCCGTCTATATCTGGCTATCAGGGCGCTCGCTGCGCCTAGTAGTGTATGACACTCCGCCCCCGGACGAGATAGTGTCCGCTGCTCCTGTGGGGGTAGATAACTTGCAGGTCGTATGCTTCGCAGCGGGTAACAGCACCGACGTATATAGATTGTCGTGACAATCTGACTCAGACTGAGATAGAATAAAGCCCTGTTTGTAAAGGGAGATCACTATGGAAGCACAAGATTTAACCGCTGGCGGTATCAAACACGACTCCGGGAAGCCCCCGATGAGTCTGCTGGACCGTCATGCGTTGGAGGAAATTGCCCGCGTGATGGGCTTTGGCGCGCAGAAGTACGCAGCGCATAACTGGCGGAAGGGCATCCAGATGTCCCGCCTGCTGGATGCAGCCATGCGGCACCTCTACGCCTACGCCGACGGCGAGAGCACCGACCCCGAGAGCGGGTTGAGCCACCTCGCTCACGCAGGCTGCTGCGTGATGTTCGCATTGAACATGGAAAAGACCCGGCCAGACTTGGATGACCGGCATAAGAAGGAGTAGGTATGGCTGACGGCGCGACTGATTACTCGTCCATGCACGACAAGGCCCGTGAGAACTGGCTACGGTACATATACTGCCGCGACAACGGCCACACACAGTATGTGCGGAAGGCAGACCGGTGCGAGAACTTCTTCGCCGGACTTCAGTGGAACGAGCTGGACATCCAAGCCCTCCGCGAGACGCGCCGTCCTACCATCACCATCAACAAGATCATCAGCACCCTTGCCACGATCTTCGGCGAGCAGATTCAGCAGCGCATGGAAGTGAGCTTCCGCCCGAAGTCCGGCGCTCCGTCCGAGAACGCCGACGTGCTGAACAAGGTCTGGATGAACATCTGCGACAACAACCAGCTCCAGTGGGTCCGCTCCGACGTGTTCGCCGACGGTCTGATCAGCTCCCGTGGCTTCTACGACGCCCGTATCGAGTTCAACGACAACATGTACGGCGAAGTGCGGATCAGCAAGCTGAATCCGAAGAACGTCGTGGTTGATCCGGATGCGGAGGAATACGACCCGGATACGTGGAACGACTGCTTCGTGACGAAGTGGCTCACTCCTATGGATATTGAGCTGCTGTACAGCGCCGACGCCGCCAAAGAGCTCCGTGACCGCACCGGCAGCTCCTATCTGTGGGGTTACGACAGCATCGAGCGCACCCGCGACCGCTTCTCCGGCCCGTTCCAAGTGGGTATGCACGACCGCACCGTGTCGAACGACCAGCGGCGCTATATCCGCGTTCTGGAGCGCCAGTTCCGCGAGCTCGTGAAGGTGAATGTGTTCGTCGATCCGATGAACGGAGACACCCGCGAGGTACCGGAGGGCTGGGACCGGAACCGTATCGCTATGGTGGCGGAGAAATACGGCCTCCAAGTCATCAAGAAGCTGGTCAAGAAAATCCGCTGGCGTGTCACCGCCGAC